GCGCCTCGCCGAGCTGGACGCGGTGCATCGCCTTGAAGTCGGTCGCCAGCACCTGGCGGCAGAAGAGGGCGAAGGTCCGGGGATAGGCGTCATAAGCCTGCCGAAGGGTCTTGTTCGTCACCGCCGCGAGGATCTCGGGGAAGTCCGAGGTCGAATGCAGCGCGCGCGTCGCAACCTCGTCGCGGGAGAGTCCCCGCGTCGAGACCCCGGCATTGCCGAGGCTTTCGCGGGCGAGCTCCAGCAGCGTCATGCCGCGATACTGGCGCGCGGCATCCTCCAGCGGGAAGAGCGTCGGGCTGTAGCGGTGCAGCAGCGCATTCGCCACCGCATCGCGACGGGTGATCCGCTCGTCGCGCCCGCCGAGGGGAACTGCGACCTGGCCGAAGGTCCGGGTCTCGTCGGACTTCGCCGCGACCTGGTCAAGGATCAGGCGGCGGGACTCGTCGACGCTGACGCCGCGCTTGACCAAGTCCTCGGCGAAGCTGCGTTCGAGGTTCAGGCGACTGGTCAGATCGTAGATGGTGGAGACGCGATCACGCTCGGCCTCGCGGGCACGGGTTGCAATGGCCTCGCTGTCGGGCGCGGGAGCCGTCTCCGGCATGCGCGCAGCCGTCGACTCAGACTGCGCCGGGGCCGCAGCGGGTGACAGGCGGGTCTGGGTACTGGCGGGGACATCCCTGGCCACGGTGGTCGTGCTCTCAGGCATGGATGCCTCCTTCTGCATGCGGGTGTCGACGATCTCGACGGGATAGTTGGCCTGATCCGCGGCGCGGACCTGTGCGCGGGGATCGGCGGGAACGGTCACGAAGCTGACCTCGAGCGGGGTCCAGCGTTCGACGATGCGCTGCTCGACCTCGCCCTTTGCTGCGGGTTCCACCACCTTCACCCGCTCGATGGAATAGCCGACCGAGACGTTGCGGATGATGCCGTCGCTGATCAGGCCGAACATGCGGTCTGCGGCCTCGTCGAGCCCTTCGCGGGGAAAGCGGATGGTGGCCTTGCCTTCCTTGCCCTCGATCCAGGCGCGTTCGACGACGCCCACCTGCGAATGCGAGGACCAGACCGAATGGCTGTCGAGCGCCGGGGCACCGGCGTTGAGGCGCGTCAGGTCCACCGCCCTGTCGCTGACCTCGAGGATTTCGTCGAAGGGCACGGAGGTGTCCCAGCCGGTCCAGCGCCGCCGCCGGACGGCAGCGCCGGTGGTGAAGACCACGTCGACGGAGCGCGCCTCGGTATTGACGGTCGCGGGCAGGATGGGCGCGCGCCGCAACTGCATCGGCAGGACGACCGGGGCCGAAAGGATCGTGTCGGGCATGGCCCTATTCCTTCTCTGGTTCGGATGCGGGAGCGGCCGGGTCACTTGCCTTGTCATTGTTCGGATCGGCCGCTTGCGCGCTGCCGGTCTTGGTGACGCGGCGCGGGTCGCTGTCGAGCACGAGGCCGAGGCCGTCGAGCTTGGCGTTGGTGGCGGCGATTTCCGCCAGCACCGCGTCCGGGTTGTGGCCCTGCCGGGCGATGGCCTGCGCCAGCGTCATCGTGCCGGTCCGGATCGCCAGCAGGTCGGCCATCGCGTCCTTGTAGGGATCGACGGCATCGAACTTTGGCGGCGACCATTCCACCGGCACGTCCGGCGTCGGGATCTGGCCCGCGGCCCATGCGGCTTCGGTGAACCAGCGCCAGACCGGGGCGCAGAGCATCGGGATGAAGAGCTGCCACTGGACGGCATCGATCATGCGGCGGAACTCGACGAGCCCGGCGCGGATCGAGGAATAGTTGACCTGGCTGAGATCGCCGGTCAGCAGCTCATAGGGCACCCGGAACCCAGCCGAGATCGTGTGCAGGCTTGCGCGCTGGTATTCTCCGTAACCGCCGGTGGCAGCGGGCTGGTTGAAGCGGATGTCCTTGCCGCCCCGCGCATAGGCGATCAGCCCCGGTTCGAATTGCTCGACCCTGTTGCCATCGGCGTCCACGACTGTGGGCGCGATGCCCTGCTGCGCCTCGTCATCGCCGAAGACGATGGCGGTGAAGCAGGCCTCGGTCTTCTTGCGGACCAGTTCTGCCACCTCGTAGTCGTCGAGATCGCGCAAGCTGCGGATCACCGGCGCGCCCCAGGGAACGCCGCGCGCCTGCGTGCGCTGCTTCTCATAGACATGGGCGATCTCGGTCGCAGGGACCGGGCGTGAGCCGAGCCCGCCCTGCAGCGCGCCCCAGGCATCGCCGGATTGTGCCGCGTGCAGCCAATAGGCCCGGCGCTTGCCGAGCGGGTCGAACTCGATCCCCTGGACGAGGCGGCCTGTGCCAAGCACGCCGGACTTGGTGGCGTCGAGGAAGTCGGCTTCCAGCACCTGCAATTGCAGCGGCACCGGCAGTCCGTCCGCGGATCGCCGCAGACGGCGGCGCACCAGCACCTCGCCCGCTTCGACCACCTCGCGGCAGATCAGCGTCTGCAGGCCGTAGAAGTCGAGCTGGCCATCGGCATCGCACTCTGCCGTCCAGCGCTCGAACAGTGCATCGACCTCCCGGTCCAGCTTGTCGTCGCCACTGGCGGCGCGCGGCATGATGCCCGAACCGATGATGTTGTTGACCAGCACCGCCACGGCCTTGGCCGCATGCGGGTTGTTCCGCACCAGGTCGCGCATCCGGTCGCGCAGCAGCGCCCCGGCCACGCCGATCTCGGTGTCGGCCGAAGATCCCGGCGCGCGCCACCCGTCAGTCCGGCGCCCCTTCGCGGCCCCGTCATAGCCGCGCGTCAGGGTCTCAAAGGCCTGACGCGCCAGTACGCGCCGGGCCGCCATGCGTGGGGCGACCCTCGCGATGGCATGGTCCATCCAGTTTGCGGGCATCAGCGATCCCCGCGGGAGAAACCCGCGAGCCCCGCCACCGGCAGCGGCCGCGTGGTCCCTGCGATGGCGCGCTCGATGGTGCGGATGCGGGCGAGCAGGTCAGCGGCCGAGCCGTAGTCGACGGATTTGCCATCATAGCTGACCCGGGTCGTGCCGCTGGCATAGGCCCGGCGCAACGCCGAAAGCTCCGTTTCCGTCCAGTCTGTCATCCAAACCATCCTCCGCGTCGTCCGAGCCAGTCGGAGCGACGCTTGCCTTGCGGGGCTTGTCCCTGCCTGTGGATCTGCCCGGCCGGGTCCATCTCACCGGACGGAGCGGCCCCGAGCTGATCCTCGAGGTCGCGCCATTTCGCCTCAGACCAGCGGTCCGCGCCCACGATCCAGGCGGCGGCGCGGGCATAGACCCGGCAGTCCAGCGCCTCGTTGCGTTCGCGCAGCTTCTGCCATTCCAGTTTCGCGAAGCCGCGCTTGGTACGGATCGTCACCAGCTGTTCGGCCACGAGCTGCTTCAGCCATTCGCTCTCCACCCATGTCGGCAGGTGGATCGTGCCGGGCTGGCACAGGGCGCCAGTTGCTCGTTCCTCATCTGTCGGCCGCGCGAGCCGCAGGAAGCGGTAGGTCTCGGTCTTGAAGGTCGAGACCGCCACGGTCCAGAGCCGCGCCCCGCGCCGCAAGCGTTTACCGCCCTCGGTCGCGTCGACGAAGGTCGGGCCCGAGACCGGGCTCGAGCGGTTGAACCCTTCGACACCCTTGACCGGGGAGACCTGTGCAAATCCCGCGCCCCGCGACCAGGCATAGACGGCCGGAGCCTCGTAGCCCGTGTCGATGGCCAGCCGCGCGATCCTCAGATGAGCGCTGCGTTCGTGCCGCCAGGACCGGTCCATCAGTGACGTCAGCTCCGACCATGCGTCGTGCCGGTCGGGTCCGCCCTCGATGACAATGTGGTCGATAAGCTAGCTTTCGAGGCCCCTGCCCCACGCCCAGACATCGACCTCGATCCGGTCCTTCTGCACGTCCGCACCGGCAGTCAGGAACAGCCCGCCGGCAGGAACGGTGCCGGGTTTCCATGCCTCGCGCCGGTCATAGAGCCGCTGCCAGTCCGGCGCTTCGCCGCTCTCGACCCAGGTCTCGCCGAGGATCGTGTTGCGGAACGCCTTGATCGCCTCGTCCGACCCTTGGGCCGCCTCCCAGCCGCGGGCGATGCGGGGCCAACTGAGCCATCCCACCGGCGAATAGAGCGCAGAGAGGTGATAGCCGACCGTGGTGGGATCGGTGGCCGTGGCGGTCGCCCGCCATTCGCCGCCCTCCAGCATCGCCGTCTTGTGGTGCTCCGCGATGGGCGTGTCGCAGCCCTCGCAGATGTATTCAGCCGTCTCCGGCCGCCCTTTCTGCCAGCGCAGCCGGTCGAACTTCAGCCACTGCATCGCGCTGCAATGCGGACACGGCACGAAGAACCGGCGTTGGTCGCTGGCCTCGTATTCGCGCTCGATCCGGCTCAACCCCCGGATCGTCGGGGTCGAGACCAGCAGCACCTTGCGCCGATGCGCAAAGGTCAGCGACCGGGCCTCCGCCAGCGTGACCGGGTCGCCTTCCTCGTCGGCCGAGGCCGGATAGGCATCGACCTCGTCGAGGAAGATGTAGCGCGCCGGAGTCGAGCGCAGCCCCACCGCGGAGTTCGCCCCGGTCATGATCAGGATGCCGCCCGCGAACTCCTTGGAC